AAAAGAAAATGGCAAAAACCTTGCTCTTTGATTATACGTTTGACGCATCAGCAAGAACAGTTACTTTGCATGGTAATAAGCACCAGCGAAGAATGTTGTTGATAACTAACACAACGGATAACCAAATCATCTATAACTTTGCTGACACTACCAGAACTGGTACGTTTGCATACGATGCGGATACCGATCATACAACAATTACATTGCTGTATGATACGACATCAATGTCTGATTCAGACACACTCCAAATTCTTGAGGAAGAAGATTCCGTCAAGATGGAACCGTCTGAAACATTTGTTGATGCTGTATCGAAGTTCCGAGTATCAAATCCAGAAAACCTCGTTGATACCGACTTTGAGTACGGACCTCAGGCTTCTAAGTGGGAAACTATTCAGACGATTAATAACATTCCATCGTTCTTTGCATCTACTTCAGATACTACTATCCCCTTTATATCTAAAGTAGAAGCTGTTGAGGGTAACGAGCTTATTACAGTTACTACAAGTTTTGAACACAACCTTACAAGTGGTGTTCCTATCACAGTTACAGGTCTTGCATCTGTTACTGCAGAAGGTACATACATCATTCAGGCTGTACCTACATCTACATCTTTCACTTATAAAGCAAGATCAGGTCAGCCAGCAACTAGAGAATTGCAAGGTGTTTATACATCTATTATTCCAGGTAAGTTCTTCCAAGGTTCACAGATCAGTCTAGACCAATCAATTGGTATTGTGTCTGACCTTTACAACTATAAGGTTACTGTTGCTGCAGTCGTAAAACTTCTAGTTACAACTGATCCAGCTTCTGAATGGGTAATTGGTACTGTAGTAGAATCAGCTGGTGGTGCTTCTGGTGTTATTAAGCGTATAGAAGGAAGAACTTTACACGTTACTAATGTTGTTAATACATTCGTAGACGGAGAAGTTATTACTGGTACTGGTCTTGATATTGTAGGTGGATCAAACGAACTTACTATAGAATCTAGTGGTGGTGTTACCGCAGATGGTAACAAGTACATGATTGATATTGACGGTGATGGTACTGGAGAACTCTATCCATCTATCTCAATGACAAGAAAGGGTATCTATACCTTTGACTTATCTGATGTTTCTGTATCTACACACCCACTAAGATTCTCCACAACTCCTGATGGTACTCACGGTGGTGGTAGTGCTTATACAACATATGTTTATGAGCATGGAACTGAAGGTACTGCTGGTGCTTACGTAAGAATCTACGTTAACAACGATACTCCTGATAACCTCTTCTATTATTGCGGTAACCACGCTAATATGGCTGGTAACGCAGGTGCAACTATAGCAAATGTTGATGTTACTGACGTATCATATAACCCAATTTCAGGTGATATGGTATTGACCATTGGTTCACATACTTTAGAAGTTGGTCAAAACATTAAGCTTAAGCCAGAATCTATTAAACTGACTTGTGATTATCACGGAGACGGAAACACAACCGTTAAGTCATATCCTCGTGCTTCTGGTGCTTCTACACCTAATGGTGCTGACTACGTTTACAACCAAGCAATTCCAATTCTGTCCAAGACCGCAACAACAATTACAGTTAATGTAAACGGTGGTCAAGGTGCTGTTACAGATACTTCTACTCACAACCATACTGGTGGAACAGCAACTGGTGCTGTTATTACTGGAGTTGGTAAAGGAGTAGCAATGCTTGCTGCTACAACAAACTCTAAGGTTTATCTAACCACAGTTTCTGAGCACGGATTTGCTGATAACACAAACTTCTACTTCATTAACACTGTATCTCCTAAGATACTTGAAGTTCAGGAACCTGCTAATAATGCTCCTGATGGTAGACAATATATTGATACTGTTCAGGTGGCCAATGTGGATGTTGAGCCTGATATGACTAAGATTGATCCGTATGATTACGAATCAACATATACTAAATCATTTGATGAGTCACAAGTAGATTACAGTAATAATGTAGTTACGTTCCCTGAAGGACATGATCTCAGAGATGGATACTCTGTACTTTACTATCCGCCCCCAGGAGCACGTCCAATCGGTTCTATGCGTAGGATGCAGGTATATTGGATAGAAAGACTTAACAGTACTCAGGTAGCTTTCCACCATTCTCAGAGAAGAAACTATGGTCGTGTTAACTTAAGTAATTCTTATAGTGGAACATGGGATGGTAACTGGTCATATGGTAAGCACAAGATTGGATTGTGCTATACATGCTACAGAGAATATAAAGGTTGGCATGAGTGGAACACACGTTACTATACCTACTACTGGCAGTGGGGTTCAACATATTCTGGACATGACTTCAACAACATTAACAACAGTTATGGATTAGGTAATCAAAACTGGGAGTTAACAGCGTTCTTCTCTACAGCAAGGCCAGAGCGTGGTGGATATGGATCTCGCCATTATTACTATAACTATGTGTGGAGATTCCAGCAAGGAACTTATTGGAAGACCTATGGATATCACATGGTGAATCTACCATTAAGTACTAGTGAGCGTTGGCAAGGTAGCTACGACTTCATCACAGATGATGGTAACCGTGGTGTTAACACCGATAACTTTAATGACTATAGTTATGGTTATACTGTTGGTGGTCGTGGTGGACATGGTGGCCAGAAGTACTACTGGGATTCCAACTTCTACATTGAAGGATGGTCTGGTGGAAACTACATGAATTTACGTGGAACCAGTCACTATTGGTGGTATTATCAAGGATGGAACTCAAATAACATCAACCAGTACTTTAGAAGTATAGGTGAAGATGGTGGACATAATATGTTCTGGATTCTTCTTAAGAGGAATACTTCAACTAATGATAGTTTCTATAAAGCTAACCACGGAATATCAACGAACCAATCAATGACTTTGAGTATGCCTCAAGGTGGTGAAATTCATTACTACTATGACACATATGGTAATAGAACTACTACTAGTAGTGGTACATGGTACTGTGATAAAATCGATAATAACAGATTCAGGATCAAGTCAAGTACAGGTGCTAGTCCATTAAGATTAGCTGGATGTAATGGACAAGTTAAATTCACTGCGGTTCTTGATAACCCATTGAAGAACACTATTTACATTGCAACTAACCAGTTCTCTAACAACGAAGTTGTTAAGTACGAAGGTCAAACATCTGATATTGGTGGATTAACAAGTGGTAACTCTTACTACATTAAGACTGTCAATGGAGATAGATTCTCATTAACAAACAGTGTTAATGGTAGTCCAATTACATTAAGTGGTGTTGGATCTGGTATCCAATCGTTTGAGAACACAACTGCTGATTTCGGTGTTGTTGATGGTTCTTACACTACTGTTAAGGCAATCTCCGAGACAGAACTTGAAGTTTCAATTCCATTCAAAGTTCCACCTTCTGTAAAACAGTTTGATGGTTCTGGTAATGATGTTGATACTACAGGAAACTGGATCAACATTAACAACCACTACTATGCTACTGGTACTAGAGTTATTTACGATGCTAATGGTAACTCTCCTATTGGCGGTTTGACCGACAATAAGGACTACTATGTAATTGTTATTGATAACGCTCACTTCAAGCTTGCTGAAAGCTTAGATCTTGCTTTAGCTGGTACAAACGTAACCATCACAGGAACCTCATCAGGATTCCACCAGTTGATCTCTGCTGCACTATCTGGTGAAGTTGGAGGAACAGGTACAGTTGCTGTTGCATCTGGATCAAGAAGAGTCACAGGTACTAATGCTGCCTTCCAGAGATTCTTCAAGATTGGCGATACAATTAAGATCGTTAATACATCAGGTGGTGTACCTGGTGTTGTTGAAGGGCATGAAATTACTGCTATTACTGATGATGACAACTTAATCGTTGATTCTGCTTGGACATTCACTCAGTCTGGTACTAACTACATGATTCCTTCTTACATCTATGTAAGACCTGATGGATTCTTCTTACACAGACCGTTTGACGGTGGTATGGAAATCGGTACTTCTAAGTCACCTAACTCTAGAATTTCTAGACAGACTCGTAAGTACTTCCGTTATCAGTCAGGTAAAGGTATTCAGACCTCACTTGCTATTAACTTCACACCACAGATTCCAATTATTAACCTAACATTTGCGACATCTGGTTCACAACAGATTCAATCATGTTCAGGTACAGTTGATTCAAACTTACTAACTGTTGCTGATAGTTCAGTACTTGTTGTTAACATGCCTGTAACTGGTACTGGTATTGGTATTGATAGTCTTGGTTTCGCAGTTAAAATTGCTAGAATTGTTGATGCTACAACAGTTCAATTAACTGACATACTATCCGAAACAATCAGTGGTGAGCAAATTACATTCGATCCAGTTATTACTGCAGAATGTAAGACAACTAAACCACACCAGTTAAGTGTAGGACTTCAAATCAAGGTTATTGATTGCGATACTCCAGAGTTTAACACTGGTACTAAGCAAACTAACGTCTTATCAATTGTTGACGAATTTACATTCACATACTTACTACAAGAAACTCCTTCACAGTCCGTTGGTGCTGGATTCCCAACACTAGCTGTTCTATCTTGGAACGACTGTATGGTACGTGCTGGTATGTTTGATGACCAGAACGGATTCTTCTATGAAATGGATGGTTCAACAATCAACTGTTGCCGTAGAAGTTCAGTACAACAGCTTCCAGGAACTGTTAGTGTAACTAAGGGTTCACAGATTGTTACTGGTACTGATACTAAGTTCACATCACAGTTAACTCGGAAGGACATGGTTGTTATCCGTGGTATGAGTTATAAGGTCGTTAAGGTCTCTAACAATACTCAGATAACAATTCAACCATCTTATCGTGGTACGACTAACGAAGACGTTATCATGACTAAGACAGTTGATACTAAGGTTCCAAGAGCGAACTGGAATATCGACAAAGGAGATGGACTTGGTAAGTCTGCTTACATCTTGGATACTTCTAAGATCCAGATGTGCTACATGGATTACTCTTGGTATGGTGCTGGTAAGATCCGCTTTGGATTCAAAGATCAGCATGGACATGTTAAGTACTTCCATGAGTTCAAGCACAACAACCGTCTAACTGAATCTTACTTCCGTTCAGGTAACCTACCTGCTCGTTACGAGATTGAGAACGGCGATGCTCCTACTTACGTTGGAACTCTGTTCCACTGGGGTACATCGGTTATCATGGATGGTACATTCCAAGATGACGAAGCGTATCTATTCACTGCGTCTGGTATTACTCACAAGTATACCAACAGTTCTGCTAACGCTGCTCAGTCAAATAACAACTCTAATATCGTTGAGGAAAGAATCAACTGGTACTATAGAAGATACTTTATCAGAATCCCATTCGATAATGGATCCTATGGTTCTATTCTAACCATTAACACTAACCTATATGAAAGTTCTGTTGCTAACGGATACTTCATTGATGGTAAAACAATCGATACTAGATCATATCAGTCAGGATCTACCTATTACGTATACGTTAAGTATATGGAAGGTACTCAAGACAGATTCCCTAGAAACTACTACTCACAAATCAACTCTAACTTAGGTAACCCTGCTGTTCCAAGTAGTACTACCTTCTCAGTTGGTGCTCCATCAGGTAACGAGAACTTGATTCCTGTTGATATGCCTCTAATTTCAATTAGATTGGCTCCATCAGTTGACTCCTCGATTACTGGAGCATTAGGTGATAGAGAGATTATCAACCGAATGCAACTTAAGCTTGACTCAATTGGTATCTTGACTACCCATGAGACAGAGATTAGTCTAAGACTGAACCCTTCCTTGAGTACAGATACATTTGAGAATGTTGAAAACCCATCACTATGTCAGTTGGTTAGACACGGTTCATCTGATACCCTTGCCTCTGGTTCAACGATTCTATCGTTCAGAGCATCTGGTGCTGGATCTGGACAAACTGCATCAACTAACTTCGACCTATCGAAGATTAGTGCGTTGGGTAACTCAATCTTAGGTGGTGACGGTATCTATCCAAATGGACCTGACCTTCTAACAGTTGTAGGAAACATAGTTGACTCTTCTGGAGTTAATCTATCCAACCCTTACTCAATATCTGCTAGAATTACATGGCAGGAATCACAAGCATAATCTATAAGGAGATACTAAAATGGCACAAAATGGACAAGGGTACGCAGGTACCCTGGAAAGTTTAGAGGCAGCACTTAAGAACATGAACGCCGATAGGTGGGATTGGCACTTACAAGAAGATCAAGCAAAGAGGAAGGAACTTGAAGCTTATTGGGACAAAGTTGAAAATGAGTGGACTGCATATAAACTAAATTGTGGAGATCTAAATTTTCCACAAATGAAGTTAGGTTTGGACTTGTATAACAAGTACGCACCAGCAAAAGAAAAACTAGATTGGAAATTAATTACAGGTGAACATCCAGTTTAATAGTAAAAAAGAATAAAAAAAGGAGGGGATAAAACCCCTCCTTTTTATTTGATTACTCCTACAAGGGAGTATCGGATATTTGTTTCCTTATCAGCATCGTATGTTATACCATGCCATCTATTACCTCTGTACATAGAGCACATATTTCTATCTGCTTTAATATAATGATACTTTTCAAATCTAGGTAATGGTTCATCTGGAGGGTCTCCCTCATAAGATACCCAATCAGATATGTCAGTTCCTTCTATAGGATTTATACTGAAATATTTTTTCTGTTCTGGACTCCACTCATATTTTTTTATATATTCCTCAGTAGCTTTTTTTGATCTTGCAAGTTGAGTTGCATTATAATATGCCCTTCCTTCAGTAGATATAAATTTCAAAAAGGATGTACCAGTATTCTCAACCTCAGTAAGATACATGTTACATGCTAATGAGAATGGATCTATATGAGGGAGCCAGTTGTTTTGGCAAGCTTTCATTCCAGGGTAACAACAATTTGTATAGTAATTGAAACGAACTTGATTCTTTTCGTACTTATGCATCCCAGCTTTTTTCCCGAGCTCGTAAATATTATCACATAATGACCTTGCTAATTTTGATTCCAATGGTTGTTGAAATCCAGGAGCATTGCTAGCCATGTAGGTAAATTTATCTTTCATCATACTTTCTGTCTTATCCTCAGAAGGTATACATTTTAAGAAATCTATAACCTCATCTGGTCTTTTAAAAAAGTTATGGATAGTAACATATTTTAAACCACATTCTTCAACTACATCACTTATGATTTCTAAATTATCATTGAGCTCAAATATTCCATCTAACTGTTTGCTAGTATATCGATTAAATTCAGACATATCTAGCTTGTCTTTATTATAATCTCTCATAATCAATAATTACTATCCCATTGTTGAGGAGCTAGTCCTTCAGCATCATCATCAGCTCCCAATTGAACGTCTCCATATATCCTATTTTGTTGCACTCCTAACATACCACCTTCACCACCTTGTTCATCACCTTGGTTTCCTTGTTGTTGAATAATAATATTGGTGTTAAATATGTATCTTTCAGTATCCTCTTTACCAGTATAGTCGTGAGTTATCCATTTACCACCTTTAAAAATAACCATTCTATTTTTCTGTGCTTCCACAAATCTAACTTTATCGTAGTACTTTGTATCTTCGTATGGTTTATATGGTTCTAGGTCTGGTTGAACTGTTACAAAAACATTCAAATAATCTTTGATAGTAGCTGCTAGTTCTCTATCATCAATTTTTGAAAGATCCTCTACAGTCTTAAATCTTTTATCTTGAAATATAAAATCGTAAAAAGATATACCATCTTCAGGATTTACATCATCACCCAAAAATAAATTACATGAATAATCAAAATCTAATACAGGAGATGGCCAGTTTGCACGTTTGTGTATGGTCATATTATCATGATGTAGATTGCAAACTACCAATCCACTTCTAGAAAGATTACTCATATACATTTTGTCTTTCAGATATTCATTAATCTGATGCGGAACAAATTCTGCTTCTATTAGGATCTTATAAACATCTTGAAACCATACATCAAAGTATTGGTTTGGAAGTAGTTGTGTTACACCATTAGGAGTTTTGAATTCAGGCTTAAGATCATTGTTGAGATACATAAGTCTTTTAAGTTCGTCAGAATTATCTGCAGGAAACTTTGTAAGATATTTCAAAGCAACATCTGGGTCGTCAAAGACATTATCACACACTACATAGTCACCCATGTCTTGTATATCAATATCTTCACAGATTCGTAATGCCTGATGAATATCCTCCTGCACTACCAGTTCACGTATACTACTCATAATATTTTATTCCTCAGCTTCGGTCAATGTTTCCTGTTGAGCAAGAGAAGTTGGACTTACTGCACCTGGAACTCCAGTATCACCAGCCTTCTCTTGAGGATCTTGACTGACTACAGTCTCAGCCATATCAGGAGTTATCTCAACTGTATTTTCTGCTTGGTATCTAGCAATAACATTTAAGTATGCTGCTATAATATCTTCATGGGGTGTATATACTACTCTAACAAAGTTATAAGTGAATTGGAAATCTCTATCTGCAGACATAGGAGCCCAGAATCTAAATCCAATATCACCTTGTGGTACATCATCAGGATTGGGAGCTTCTTCATCTAAATTTTGAATACTACCAGGTGTAAAATCTATGGTGTAAGGAGATTCTACTTTGTATCCCAAAGCTTCATCCTTCTCTTTATCCATTACTTCTTTGATATCACCGATGACTGTTTCGCCAGTTTCCAATACCAATAATTTAATACTCATTTTACTTGTTCCACATGTGTTATAATTGTACAGTATAACCCGTCTTATGTCAAGTTGTAGTATGACGATAAATATGTTATACTAGAGTTATTTAGATCTGAGAAAATGAGCGAATCTGGAAAAGGTTTTGCGGATACTACACCAAAAGAGATATCCCCTGATGTAATATATGTCGATGAAAATGCAAAGCCTGTATCATATGGACATAAAACACCTGTTCTAATAGAGCACCCTGATAGAGAGAAACCACTTTTGTTATCAGAGATTCCTCTATATGAACTAGTTCAAGAGATTGAAAAGAAGCATGGTTATGAATTGAATATGGTGATAGAAGCTTTCCTAAAAGATCAGAAACCAGAATACGATCATATTCGTGATAGTGATATTTTAGAAGATGGTCAACTAACTGCTGCTGAAGTCTATTGGTACTGTGAATTCCAAGAGCAGAAAAAAGTTTTCGAGCATATTGCCCAAGTTAAACATTGGTTCTTAGAAGAAGTAGAATACAATCCTGAAATCCCATATACACCACCAACTGAAGATGCATCCGAGACACATTAAAAATTACGTCAAAAAGATGACTAGAGACCTTGATTATAAGGATGAATCTCAAATACATGAGGTTTTCCCTAAAGTAATTGCTCGTCATGATAACATATGTCTGGATTTAATTCCAGATATGATTGAAATATTGAATGATATTGGGGAGCAGTCTGCTAGTAATCAAGTTCTTAATGTTAACTCAAGTCATACTACTATAGAAACCATTCATAGACTACCTGTATTTAAAGACCTGAATAAAGAAATTCTTAGGGTAGCAAGAGATTTTATGGTGCAGTATGGATATGATCCACTAAGAAGAAATGATCTATACATGTCGAATATGTGGTTCAATCATTCAAATATAGGAAATTTTGTATTCCCTCATATTCATCACGGAAGCTTTCTTTCTTGTGTTTATTACCTAAAAGTAAATGAAGAAAAGCATACTGTTCTGTTTCATGACTTTAGCAAGAATCTACATGAAGAAACACAGACATTTAATCATATGAATGAAGTAGCTTTTGCGATGCCTTGCAAGCCTGGAAGACTTCTAATATTTCATTCAGATTTTCCCCATGCTGTCCCACAACAAGAACATGAAGAAGACAGAATTTGTATATCAGGTAATATGATATTGAAGACTATACCTCCAGAAGAGAGAGGTGCAATAAAGATAAGCTAAATACCATTAGGAAACTATTGGTATTCGTATGGCTGCTCCTAGCACGAAGGCTGAGTTTAAGGATTACTGTTTGCGACAGTTAGGTGCTCCAGTCTTAGAAATTAATTTAGATGATGATCAGATTGATGATCGGATAGATGATGCTCTCCAATATTTCCATGAGAGACATTATGATGGATCCGAGAAGATGTATCTTAAACATCAGTTCACGGATGATGATGTAACTAGATTTACTACTCAGAATGAAGTGCAGTCAACTACTGCACCTGATGCTGCAGCATGGGAGAATAGAAAGAATTTTCTAGAGATACCAGAGCATATCTTTGGTATCTCCAAGGTTTATGGTATCAGTTCAAACTTTGTTCGTAACAGTTTGTTTGGACTAAACAACCAGTATTATTTGATGGACTTGTTCTCGTACACTTCAGGAACAGGTCTTGCTTTTGGTGGAGTTGACTTAGTTAACTACTACATGGTTAAGCAACACTTTGAAACTATTGATATGGTTATCAATACAGGAGCTTTAGTAGAGTTTAGATTTAATACTAGAGCAGACAGACTGTATATTGATATAGATCCAGACAGAGTAGTTAAAGATCAGTTTTTGATTATAGATTGTCATAGAGCATTGGATCCAGCATCTTATACACAGGTCTGGGATGATTTCTTCCTCAAGAAGTATGCTACTGCTTTACTTAAAAAACAATGGGGTCAGAACTTAATTAAGTTTAATGGAGTTCAACTTCCTGGTGGAGTAAGTATAAATGGTATGCAGATATACAAAGAAGCTGAGAAAGAAATTGATGAGCTTATGGAGAAGTCCATCAGCACGTTTGAGTTACCACCTATGGATATGATAGGATGAAGAAGGTATACTTTCCTCAACACGGTGGTGTTACCACCGAACAGAATCTAGTACAGGACTTGGTTGATGAACAAATCAAGTTGTTTGGTACTGATGTTTACTATATTCCTAGGAGTATGCTTAGGGATAAGACTCTTGGTGAGGTAGTACATTCTGAGTATAACCAAGCATATATGATAGAGATGCTACTGGTTAATGTTGAAGGGTTTGGATCTCCATC